ACTTGTATTTGCCTAATGTTTGCCGCTCGGTTCCGTCAGGTGCTTTCGAGTGAATTCTTGATAAGTCAATAATTGTGTCAGTGTCGTTTGACTTTACTGCATCCTTCCAAATCTTCATCCGCTTGCGAATTACTTCCGGTCGCATTTCGGGCGGCAAAGAAGCAACCGCTTCACCGGAAACAACGATGTCATCAACTCCTCCATACTTGATTTGCGCTTCTCTCTTGGTGCGCTGGAGAGTCCGCTCATAGTTCTCATCGTCCATCAAGTTGAAGTCATCAACCAACTCACCGGTTCTTTCGTTAAGTATTTGCGGGCGCGGTTTTCCGTTGTTGTACAAGTCCCAGGTGATTCCGATGTTCGCCTGGTTCGCTCTAATCTTGTTCGCAATATCCGCTTCCCCGATGATTCCCATCGTCTTGTTGTAAGCCTCGAACTGCTTGAGTGTCGCCGGGTCACGACTGATGTCGGAATAAAACTCGACCATGTTTTTCTCGTAGAGATCACGGTCTTCTTTCCGCTTGAAATCAAAGTCGGTTGTCGGGATCGATGACTGGAACTTCTGGAAAGCCTCCTGGGCGGCGAGTTCGTTCTCCACCGCTTGCTTGCGTTGTCTCTGCTCGAACTGAAACTGCGTTTTAAGCATATCCAGACGCTTCCCCGCCATCGCGTTCTGGATCGCATTGTTCCAGATCGCCTGACCCGCCCGTACTCCACTCGCAAATGCTGATCCTGCGCTCATGCTATCTTACTCCTCATCCAGTTCCGAATGATGTCTTTCAGTTTGGGTTTGTCGCTGATGAACCTGGCGACTTGTACGCTGAAACGATTGTACAACTTGCGGAACCACGCCGGTGCTTTCAGTTCTTTCCAGTCGTAGAACAATAACCACTCCGGGTTGTCCGCACCAAACACCTCTCGGGCAACGTGGCATGCCTTCTTACCTCCAAGCCAATTGGTCGCAGCGTAATCCCCGACTCCTTGCATAAATCCGCCGGTCGCCATGCCGAGTATTTGCGCCCCAATCGGTTGTTGCTGGGCTGCCCAGTTCATCTCAGTGTTGTAAGCGTTCATTGCCCACTGTTGGCCTTTCGCTCCAGCGTTGGGGTCAAGAGTCAGTCCTTGATTATTGATTCCCATCGGACTGAACGGACTCGCCCCGGACTGCGCCCCACTCAGTTGACCAAACTGGGCAGCCGGTGTTGTGCCACTCAGGAATGCGGCAGAGTTGACCAACGTCTGCTGCCAGTTCCGCCAAGCCGCATCACCACGCCGCTCGCCAGTCGCTAAAGCCTGACCAGTCCCAAGCACGTTGCCGGTTGCAGCAGCATGAGCGTAAGACGCTTGATCCACCTCACGCGCCATCCTCGGGTCTAATGTCGGGCCGCGTTCTAGTGCCGCCAAAACTTCCTCACCGTATTTTTCCCGAATCGCCGCACCTGTCGGGTCAGATGCTTCCAGTTCTTTTTTGCGCTGGGCGACAAAATCAACACCATACTTCTTCTGGACATCCAGCATCGTCTTGGCCATGAAATCGGCTGCCTCCGCCCCAAACTCCATCTCCTCCCGGGTAGAGTCCGCGTCCGAGTAGTCTTTGAAGTCGTAGCTTAACTCCTTGGTGCCGGTCTTATTGCCTTTAGCATCAAAAGTCGGGATTTCAAGATTGATCTTTCGGCCAAACTTCATCGCGTTGGCAATAAGTTTCTGAATTGCCGTGCCTTCGACGTTTGCCCACACCCCCGCCTCGTTCGCCCCAGCGATATTCGGGGGGTCGGGCTTATCTGTATCAAACCATCCACCCATGCTAAATTTCCTCCTTCAGGAATAGTTCCCGAACTTTCAAGCTAACTTTTCTCATGTGTTCATATCCTCCTTTTAAGTAGGCTACTAATAAAAAAATATCTGATGTCTGCTCGCACATAACAAATGCGTGGAGTTCTTTCGACTTGTCGCCCGACTTCTTCCAGTCGTTGCTATCACGCCACGCATTTAAAACCGTCAGATGATGAGGCAGCAGTGCCGCCGAGTTTGCGTGTAAAAACGCATTTGCCGGTAAATCAACGAGAAGCGTTTGCGCCAACTCGTAGGTGTTTCTTTCTTTCCAATCTTCCGGTTCATCAAAAAGATCGTCAATTAGCCGGGTCGCTTTAATCCACAACCACATATAATCGTATGCGGCTTTATCACCAAGCGACACATCGGCAAACACCGATCTCAAAACCTCAGCGTCTGGGTTGGGTGACTTCATTTTCATGACTCCACCCCCACGCTGTTCAAGAAGCCGCCCGCGTGGATTGATCGCAGTGCGAGGTACTTGCTGTCGGTTCCCGCCTGGGCGGATTGCTTGAAATTAAACTGCAACTCCCGGAACTCCGGGTAGTGCGTCATCGAGTACCGAAACCGCGTAACGGCACCACTGCCGAGTGTCGATGGCAGCGTAAACGTCAAACGTAACTCACCCGAACCGGTGTCCAGTTCGTCGGCCAAATTGTCGTTTGACTCGTTGTCCAGCAACACCCCGATGTCGATGACCGCATCGCTCCGGTCAAACTCGAACTCAGCGAACTCTGCGTCCTTCGAGGTCATCTGCTCGCCAAACGTGAATGCCCGGGTGGTCGCCTCCCATCCGGTGTCCGCAAAAGTCGTGGTGGTCTTGTCCTGGAAATCCGTATCAACGAGGTTGATGTCCTCCACAAAATCTCGGAATTGAAGCGGGTTGCCGATCTTGTCCAAACTGACCAGAAACGGCTTGCCTCCACTAAACTGCGTCACCGCATAATCAACCGGGTTGATCGTGCTGGATTCCACCCCGGCAGCAACCGTCACATCTCCGCGCCAAACACCCATCCACGATTGCGTGTTGGTGTTGTAAACGATAGTCGTGTCGTTCTTGGTACTTGATCCGGTCGGGACACTCAGCAGGTATCTTCCCCGCCAAAAGATTGCTGTCGCTTTCTCGGCTTCCTCCCAGTTGATCGAGTCGATCACGTTCTGGATCGGGTAGCTCAAGATACCGATATCGGATGCCACCATGTTCTCCTCCATCGTGCGGCGAATAGATCGAACACCTGTCCGACTCAAATAAAATAAATCCTCGCCCACCTGGGCAATCGAACCGTGACTCAGGCAACCGCTCGATGTCGAGATGGTGCGAATCTTGAACGTGCTGGCTGCCGGGATACTTGGCGTTGCAGTCGCAGGCACCGGATTGGTGTCAATGACGTAACAACTGTTCTTGCAGAACACCACCAGGTTGAACCCGACCCAACTCGCCAGGCCGGTGATCGGATCGCCCAAACCAACTTTGAATGCGTTGGCAGCCGGGAAGACGGTCTTGAATGCCGGGGTGATGACCGCATTACCGTCACCCGAATCACTCGGCACAATCGTTGGGAGAGATGTGTAACCAGTTCCCGCATTTGTGATCGTAACCGAATTGATCACTCCCGCGTCAACCGTATAAGTTCCCGCAAAACTTGAACCTCCCCCACCAGTCGCACTGAGTGTTCCTGACGAATAACCGGTTCCTCCGTTGGTGATGGTCAGCGAGTTAATCGCCCCATCTACATCCGGGAGGATGTCAGAAACATAAACCTGGTTGTCGCTCGGCTGAACCGCGAAAATCCTGAAACCGTTATTGACCAAATACCTCGAATTGGTCGGGCCATCGTGAACCTCGACAACTTCCCACGCGGCACCCGTCCACTTTAACTGACCGACTCGGTTGCTGCCGTTGTAGTAGCTATTGTAAAATAACTTATCCGCCACCTGGCAACTGTCCACCTGAGCGGTTAAACTGTTTACTCGCTGATTTTCGGAATCAACCGTGGCTGCCGTTCCGCTTGAATTGATTACATAAATTCTGCCGTTAACAAACGCAACCAGTGACTCTTTCGCGTCCGTATCGAAATAGGCGAGTCCTTGGGTGTTGGTGTCTACCCCGGTATTGGTAGCAATTAAATCGGAAAACCGATGGAACCCGCGCCGGGACTTCAGGATGCCGTTCTTTTCGGTGTCCAGGTCTTTGAGAGATTCCGCCTGGCTCTCGTTGAGGAGGTTCTCGCGGAAGTTGCTTATCTGCCCACCAACGAAACTCGCCTGACGGTCGTACTGAACCGCATCGTCGAGTCCATCGTTATAGTAGACAGGCATGATTTAGAAACCAAAGTCATTTCGAGTATAGCCCATGCCGAACACATCCGGGATGAGTCTGACTTCCTTCGCACTCTGGTTGTTCTCCTGGTCACGCGCCACCTGCATCAGCGAGTTGGCCTGCTGAATCTCAAGCTGCGCCTTGCCGAATTGCCTCGACCGTTTCAACATGTCGCCGGTCGCAAAGTGAATCAGCACGTTGTCGATCCCGCTGACCATCGGGGTGTCGTAATCGCTGACCATCGGGCGAATCTTCTTCTTGCCCAACACATACAGATTGACCGGGCTACTCGCATCGTACTTCGGTCGGTCGAAAAACTTTACCCGCTGAAATTTGCTGACGTTCTCCCACTCAGGCCAATCAAAGTAAACCATCGTGGATGGGTTACGAACGCGAACATATCCGGTGGTCGTTTCCTTCGAGAGACTGTAAACTGCCGACCATGAGTTGCTCGTCTGGACGCTACTCGCCAGTGTCACGGTCTCTTTCTGCAACGTCAGTTCCTGTCCCGATAATTCGCCAACAATCGTGATCTGCTTACCGTTGTCCGAACTGTCCGAGGACATAAACTCAATAGCACCGTAAGCAGGATCAAAATTGATGCCTGAGCTATCAATAACGCTAAACTGAGCAGAGTCCGCATCGGTCTTGAAGCTGTCCGGGTTGGTCATGAACTGCGTGATCAACTGGGTTGGCAACAGGTTCGCCTGGTTGTAACTCACGCCAAGAATCGTCTCGAATTGTTGCGGACAAACCATCTCGTCCGCCCAGGAGTCCGCAATCGCGGTGGCTTTTGCCCCGGTTCCCGCACCCCCGGTAAACGTCACGGTCGGCGCGGAGGTGTAATCGATCCCCGGGTTCTGGATGTAAATTTTTGTAACCGCTCCTCCGCCAATCTCAGCAGCAGCAGAAGCACTGCTGCCACCACCACCAGTGAAGCCAATCGTGGGTGCGGAGGTGTATCCCGATCCGCCATCATCGAGAATGATTTGGGTCAGCCGACCGTCGAACGGCAGCGTTGTCTGCTCAACGTCCAATGTCTCACGCCATAACGCCGAGTTGATGACGTTCTCATGGTGCTGACGGATGAACTCTTTGCACCTGGCCTTGGATGTGTCATCCGTTTTGTTGACCAGATTGCAGACATACGTTGCGATGTCGGTGAGTGTCATGCGAAAATAACCAGATTTATGCTAAACGGATTAGTCACGACTCCTGCGCGAGACCTGAATTGAACCGAAAAAGATGAATTTGAATCAGCGGTTATTTCGCTGAGGCAAGTTTGATAGGTAGAACCGTCCCGGTAAAAAGCATTCGCGATTATACAATAATCTGTCACTGAACTGTCCAAATCCGTTGTGATCGGAAAAGTCACCAAGCCCCGATTGCTCGCAAAATCATATGTCGGAGCGTCCAAGTTGAAACTAGCGTTAACGGTCAGCGTCCCGGTGCTATCATCCCAGTCTTTGTTGTAGCTCAACTTCGCCCAGGCTTTCGCCAGCATCGATCCGCTCTGATTGACCGTAATGACATCAGCGTCCACCGTCCCGGCAGTGCTTGGGTCTATCGCCCGTTCCTGGGTCGCCAAGCGAACCACCCCGCTGGTCGTGGTCAAAGCGGGAAGCGTCTGCATCATGTCGGTGACAGTCGCCTTCCCGAGTTTGTTCCCGGAACCGTCCGCATCGTAAACGAGGACAGTGTCGTTTGCCGGTACCACCGTGACGGTGGACTTGCCGCTGATCAACGTGTCGGCAGCCCGAATCAGCGTTGCCGCCGAATCAGTCGCATCCATCTCCAGGTCGGTGGTGAAACTAACCGCATTGATCGAGTCGGTTGTACCGGCAAGCAACTTGTTTCCACCCAGCGAAACATCGGTCGGGTTGGCACCCGCGTTGGTCGCGTTCGCCTTGACCGTCCGCGCACCCATGTCGTTCAGCTTGCTGTTCTGAACCGCATCATCCACCAACTGATCGGTGTCCACCGACCCGGTCGCCATCTTGGCGAGTGTTACGTTGTCATCGAGTATCTTTGCCGTGGTGACGGCATCCGCAT